TGAAGTGTGCAAGCCGGGCAGCGCGTGGAACGCCATCAGCGTGCCGGCGGCCTGCACCCCCAACTTCACCGGCGAGACGGTGCCCACGAAGGTCGCCGAGCTGCTCGTCGAACCGCAGTGGGTGGAGGACCTCAAGAAGTCCCGCGGGGAGACCAGCCCCGAGTACGTGTCGAAGGTGCTCGCCGAGTTCCCCGACTCCTCCACGGACACTCTGATCCCCTACGGGTGGATCGTCCGCGCGCAGGAACGCGAACTGGATCCGGGGCCGCTCGCCGAGCTGGGTGTGGACGTCGCCCGCTACGGCAGCGACGAGACGGTCATCTACTCGCGGCTCGGCCCGGTCGTCAGGCTGCACGGGTCGTTCGGGCAGCAGCCCACCACCGAGACCACGGGCCGTGTCGTGGTCGCCATGCGGGACACGCACGCCACCCTCGCGAAGGTGGACGGTGTGGGTGTGGGTGGCGGCGTCGTCGACCAGCTGGCCGAGATGGGCTTCGCGGTGGCCGACATGCAGGCCGGGGCGCGCGCTGCTGACCCGGAGACGTTCCTGAATGCCCGCGCCGAGTGGTACTGGGGGCTGCGGCAGCGCTTCGAGGACGGCGACATCGACCTGGACCCGGCCGACGTGGACCTCGCCTCGCAGCTGTCGCAGATCAAGTACAAGTACACGTCCCGCGGGCAGCTGCAGATCGAGTCGAAGGACGACATGAAGAAGCGGGGCCTGTCCTCGCCGGACCGGGCTGACGCCGTCATGTTGGCCTTCGCGCACGTCGATACCGAGCCCGATGCGGTGTGGGTCGACGCCACCGACGACGACTTCGCCATCAGCGCCTACTGACCTCGAGGGAGTGACCGTGGCCCTCTTCGACGTGTTCCGGCGCACCGTCGAACTTCACGAAGCCGCTGAGCCCACCGTGCCCCTCTCCGAGGCCGCGGCCCTCGCGAACGAGAACGAGCTCCTCCAGGAGTCCATCCTCGGGCTGGAGGAGCTGGCGATGGAAGACGTGGGCTGGCGGCGGATGATCTCCGCCGCCCCCTACGAGTTCTCCCGCCGCGGGCTGCTCCTCATCTCCGCCATGTGCCGGGTGATGGCCATCAAGAACCCGCTGATCAAACGCGGGCTGGGGCTGCGCGCCAACTACGTGTTCGGCCAGGGCGTCTCGCTGATCGCGAAGGCGGGCACCGATGAACCGCAGGACGTGAACGCGCTCATCCAAGCGTTCTGGGACGACCCGGCCACCCAGCGGGTGCTGTCGGGCGCACAAGCCCAGGCCGAGCGGGAGCGGGACCTGGGCACCGACGGGCAGTGGTTCATCTCCTGCATCACCGACCGGGTCACCGGCAAGGTGCAGCTGCGGCTCATCCCGCAGACGCAGATCCTGGACTGGATCTCCAACCCCGACGACCTGCTCGAGGTGTGGTACGTCCGCCGCGAGTGGTCGGTGAACACCACCAACCTGACCACCGGCGCCCTGGAGCAGCGACTGCAGTCCGCGTGGCATCCGACCCTCGGCTACCAGCCGCCAGCCGCCGCCCGGCCTTCGGTGATCGCCGGGTGGCCGGTGCGCTGGGATGAGCCGATCCTGCACGCCGCCGTGAACCGGCCGGGCGAGTCCATCTGGGGCATCCCGGACGCGTATGCGGCGATCGACTGGGCGCGCGCCTACTCGGATTTTCTGACGGACTGGGCGCGGCTGATGCGCGCCCTGTCCCGGTACGCGTGGAAGGCGAAGACGCCGGGCGCGCAGGCCGCGAAGCTGCGGCAGGCCCTGAACCGGCCCACCCCGGATCCGATCACGGGGCGGCCCACGTTCGGCTCGCAGGCCGGGCAGGCCGCCGTCATGGACCCGTCCACCGAGCTGGAGGCCGTGTCCAAGACGGGCGCCTCGTTCGATGCTGATTCGGGCAGGCCGATCGCCATGATGGTGGCCGCCGCCCTGGACGTGCCGGTCACCATGCTGCTGCTCGACCCCGGCATCACCGGCACGAGGGCGACCGCCGAGACCTTGGACCAGCCGTTCGAGCGGTCGATGGGGAACCGGCGGAAGCTGTGGGAGTCGTGGATCGACCAGATCACCGCGCACGTCATCGACTCCGCTGTGGTGGCGCCCCGCGGGCCGCTGCGGGGCGCTGTCGCGCAGGTCGGTGACCGGCGGGTGATCACCCTGGCCGGGGATGTGGACCGCACGGTGGGTGTGGACTGGCCACAGATGGACGCGGAGGACCCGCTGTCCCGCGTGCAGGCCATCGCCGCCGCCGACGCCACCAACCACCTGCCCCCCAAGCTGGTGGTGCAGCTGTTCCTGCAGGCACTCGGGGTGGACGACATCGACACGATCCTTGAGGACATGACCGACGAGAACGGCGACTTCCTGGACCCGGGGCTGCAGCAGGCGGCGCAGGCTGTGGCCCGGGAGCGGAACGGGGCGCCGGGTTCGCAGGCCGCGGAGGCATACCGGTGATACAGATCGTCGGAGCCTTGGTTGGCATCCCCATCGGGGTAGTGGTCGGCCTGGTCGCGATCCGGCTCGACGAGTGGCTTGACCGACACTGATGCCGGTCACCGCGCAGACCATCGCGCACATGCGGGCCCTCGTCGTCGACCTGGCCGCCGTCACCGACCTCCACACCCGCGAGTTGACCCGCGCCTACACGGACGCCTGGGACACCGTGGTGCACCAGCTCACCGAGGCACTGTTGGACCTGGCGCACGAGCCGCTCACCGCCGCCCGCGTGCAACGCTCCAGCCGCGTCGCCTCCGCGCTGCAGGCCATCGCCCAACAACTCGACTCCCTCGCCTCCCTCACCGGTGTCGTGATCTCCGACGGCGCCGGGCACGTCGCCTCCCTCGCGGCGGAAGCGCAGGCGGCGATCGTCGGCTCACAACTGCCCGTCGCCGGGTATCCGCTGGTCGAGATCAACCCGGACATCGTGGGCACGATCATCAACCGCACCGCCGGGCAGATCACCTCCAGGTCGCGGCCGATCGCCGACGCCGGGCAGACCGCCATCCGGCAGGCCCTCGTCCGCGGCGCCGCCTCCGCCGACAACCCGGTCAAAGTCGCCCGGGACATGGTGCGGCTCGCCCGGGACAGCTTCGTGGACCTGCCCCTGTGGCGCGCCGAGGCCATCTCGAGGACCGAGCTCAACGACGCCGCCCGCCAGGTCGCCCAAGCCTGGGGTGAGGCCAACAGCGCCACCCTGCAGGGCTGGGAGTGGCTGTCCTCGCGCGGGGTGAACTGCTGCGCCGCCTGCTGGGCGATGGACGGCACCCAGCACGACCTGACCGAACCGGGCCCCTACGGTCACGTCAACTGCCGATGCACCCGCATGCCGGTCACCAAGTCGTGGGCGTCCCTCGGCATCGACCTGCCGGAACCGGCCGGGCTGAACCGGCCGCCGGCGCGGGACTTCTTCGCCTCCATGTCGAAGGCCGACCAGCTGCAGGTGATGGGCGCGGCCCGCCTGCAGGCGCTGGCTGACGGCGCCGCCTGGGATTCGCTGGCCACGCTCAAGCCCAACGCCGACTGGCGGCCCTCGTGGCAGATCACCCCGGTGCGGGACCTACAGACCGCCTGACACACCCGGCCAGAGCCCAGATCGAGCTGAGGTTAGCCGGGGGCCACTGTCCTCGCGGATACAGCATCCGGCGCTCAAGCAGGCGTCCCTGAGCGAGCTACTCCCGGACCGCCACCGAGTCTAGCGGTCCCCTGACGCCGGTTCGACGCTCTCCGCGCCGCAGAACCAGCAGCGCAGCACCCGCCACGCCCCCCTGCCGTCCAGGACGGCGCGGACCAGCAGCCACCAGTGCGGGCACCCGACCACGCCCGGCTCCATCCCACCACCGTAGGAGGCGCCGCCGTGCCTGACCAGATCCGCGAGACCGCCGGGACCATCCTGGAGGCCACCGCCGGCGCCAGCCCCAACACCTACCCGGTGCTCCTCATCAGCGAGGGCAAGGGCTCCTCCGGCGTCTACCCGCGGGAGACCCTGCAGGAAGCTGCCCGCAACAAGATCATCCCCGCGGGGACGTTCTCGTTCATCGACCACCCCACCGAGAGTGACCGGTTCGAGCGGCCGGAGCGCTCCGTCAAGGACCTGGCGGCAGTCACCACCACCGACGCCACCTGGTCCGACGAGCACAACGGCCTCGTCGCCGAGATGCGCGTCTTCGGGCCGTACCAGCCGCTCATCGCCGAAGTCGCCAAGCACATCGGCCTGTCCATCCTCGGCGACGGCGACATCGAGATGCGGGAAGGCCAGAAGACGGTCACCCACCTCGCCCACGTGCAGTCAGTGGACTGGGTGACCCGCGCCGGCCGCGGCGGCAAGGTGCTCGAGCGCCTCCTGGAGTCCGCCCGCCAGCCGCTCGCGGAGGCCCGCAACGTCGGCCAGCACTTCGAGTCCCGCATGCACCAGGACTTCACCAACCGGGCCGACGAGATGGCCGCCCAAGGCCACCTCACCCGCGAGGAGCGCATCCACCTGTCCGGCGCCGTCGGGCAGGGGCTGACGGCGTTCGCCGGGCACCTCGAGGAGCACGCCCCGCAGCTGTACCAGCGGGACATCTACGACGAGCCGGGTTCCCAGCCGGACGTCACCGAATCCGCGACCACCACCGTCCCCGCCGGTCCCGGCGCGGTCACCACCAGCGAGAAGAAGGGGGCCTCCGTGCCCGAACTCTCCGAGGCCGACATCGCGCAGCTGCGCGAGTCCGCCGCACGGGCCGAGGCCGCCGAGGCGCGCCTGGCCGAGTCCAACGCCCGCCTGGCCGCCCTGCAGACCCGCGACGCGGCCCGCCCGCTCATCGCCGCCCACCTGGCCGAGGCGGAGCAGCCGCTCCCCACCCTCGCGCAGGTCCGGGTCGTCGAGGCCGTCCTCGCCGCCGGCGTCCCCACCGGCGAGCAGGGGGCCATCGACACGGCGGCCCTCAACACCGCCGTCGAGGCGGCCGCCGCACGGGAGGCCGCCTACCTGGCTGCCCTCGCACCCGCCGCCCCGGTCCGCGAGTCCTACGGGGCGTTCGGCTCCCAGCAGGGCGCCCGCTCCACCGAGATCGCCGAGGCCGGCGCCGTCAAGGACTACGACACCGCCTCCGCCCGCACCTTCGGCCGCAACATCCAGGGAGCCTGACCCATGGCCACGAACATCGTCTTCGAGGACTTCGACGGCCAGCTGTCCGTCGAATGCACCCAGCCCGCCGTCCCTGCCTCCGGCGACCCGGTCCTGTTCGGGGACCGCGCCGGTGTCGCCCTCACCGCGGAGCGCGCCGACGGCCGCACCACGGTCAACTTCGAGCCCGTCGCCGAGGTGTCGGTGAAGGGCGTCGACGGCTCCGGCAACTCGGCAGTCAAGGCCGGGGACGTCATCTACTACGTCGTCGGGGACACGCCCGTCCTGTCGAAGAAGGCCACTGGCCTCCGGTGGGGCGTGGCCATGTCTCGTCCGACCGACGTCGCCGGGGCGAACCTGATCGCCGCCGGCTCCACCGCCACCATCCGCGTTTTCGTCGGCCTCTGAGCGCCGGGAAGTAGAGATCATGACCGACAACCTGACCCGGATCGCCCTCGACGAGGCGGCTGCGGACCGCGAGGTCACCGCACTCGCCACCCGCCGCAACCCGTCCCCGCAGCGCCTGCAGCGCATGTCGGAGGCGCTGCGCCTCTACGAGCGGGCGTGCACCGGCAACCTGCGCGCCCTCGCCGACCTGCAGGAAGCCCTGTCCACCTCCGACTTCACCTACATCTTCGGTGACGTCCTGGACCGGGAGCTGCTGGCCACCTACCAGTCGCTGCCGTCCTTCTGGCCGTCGTTCGCCCGCCGCTCCACGGTGAAGGACTTCCGCCCGAAGCGGTACGTGGACCTCCTCGGCGGCCAGGGGCTGCTGGAGAAGGTCGACCAGCTGGCGCCCTACCCGCAGCGCAAGCCCACCGACAGCAACTACACGCTGCAGGTGTCCAAGTACGGCGGCCGGTTCTCCCTGTCGTGGGAGGACATGATCAACGACGACCTGTCGGCGTTGCAGGAACTGCCGTCGCGGCTGGCGCAGGGCGCCCACGACACCGAGGACTTCATCGCCACCGGTCTGGTTGCCTCGGCGACCGGGCCCAACGCGGCGTTCTTCTCCGGCACCGCCCTCAACGTGGTGACGAAGGCCGGCGGGTCGAACCTGATCACCGGCAACCCGGCGCTGACCACGAACAGCCTGTCGGACGCCCTCACCGCGGTGCAGACCCGCCGGGACGTCGACAACCGGCCGATCGTCATCTCCGGCTTCGTGCTGATGGTGCCGCCGGCGCTGGAGGTGACCGCGCGGAACATTCTGAACGCCACGGAGATCCGCAACACGGTCGGCGGGCAGACGGTGATCGTCGGCAACTGGCTGTCCAACCGGGTGACGCTCGTCGTGAACCCGTGGCTGCCGGTCGTCGACCAGTCGGCGAACGTCAACAGCACCTGGTACCTGCTGCCGAAGCCGGAGACCGCCCGCCCGGGTGTCGTCCTCGGCTTCCTGCGCGGGCACGAGACCCCGGACCTGCGCTACAAGGCGGAGGCCGGGAACGCGCTCGGCGGCGGGGAGGTGCCCGCCTCGGAGGGCTCCTTCGACGTGGACGACATCGCGTACCGCTGCCGGCACGTGCTGGGTGGCACGACGCTGGACCCGATCGCCACGGCGGTCTCGAACGGCTCCGGCTCCTGATGAAGCTGCTCCCCACGCCCGCGACCGTGGCGGAGCAGTACCTGGCGGCCATCCACGAGGTGCTGTGCGACATCCGCACGGCCCTCGTGGGTGGCGACCAAGGGGCCGTCGCCCGGCAGCCCGGCGACGAGCTCATCCAGTTGACGCAGGAGCAGATCGCGCCCGCGCCGACGCCCCCGGCGTCGCCGACGAAGCGCACCCGCGCCCGCGCACCGCGCACCACCTGACCGCAGGGAGGCGACCGTGACCGCACCCGACCCCAACCTGGCCATCGTCCGCGCCCTGTCCGGCGCCACCGATGTCGACGCCGCCGACGACGTGATCACTGCCCTGCTGCTCGAGCAGGGCGCCCCCAAGCTGGCCGCCGCCGACGTGCTCGAGCTGATGGCCACCCGCCTGCTGACCGTGGACTCCGACCAGATCAAGGTGGACGGCTCGAAGCAGGCCGCCACCCTGATGGCCCGCGCCGCAGCGCTGCGCGCCCAGCACTACGAGCACGGCGGCGACTTCTACTTCGACAGCACACCCCTCGGCCCTGACGAGTATCTGCACCTGGGCACCGGCTGGACGGACTACCAGTGGGGCTACACCGCGGACGAGGTCATCTGATGCCGCTCCCCAAGGTGCACGTCAAGCTCACCGCCGACGGCAACGGCGAGGTGTGGCTGAACGACCAGAAGATCCCCGCCGTGATCGCCGTCGACATCTCCGGCGCCGTCCGGGAGCAGCCCACCGTCACGGTCACCGTGATTCCCGGCGAGGTGACCGTGGACCTGCCGGAAACCGGTGTGCAGCTGATCGGCGCCGGACCGTCCCTCGCGGACTTCGTGGAGCGGCTCAACCCGGCCCGTCTCGAGGCGCTCGCCCTGGAAGGCGGCACCCTGGACGTCACCGCCGGCGAAGCGTTCGCCGCCGCCGTCGCGCAGCTGGCTGCCGAGTTCGAGCAGGCGACCGGTGACTGACCTGGCCGGTCAGATTCGGGCGGGCATGGCCACCCTCATCGCCACCCGCACTGAGACCATGCTGGACGCCTGCACCGTCACCCGCCCGCC